CCAGGTCTGTTGTATCGATTTTTTGAGTTTCGTCAACATCCATTTTTTTAAGTGGAGTCCCATCGTAAGGACATTTTACAGTATGGGAAGGAGTATCAGCATTCCATTTGAATTGACGTTTACAGGTAGGACAGATAGATATATCTTCACCTTTGCCGGGTTTGTAATCTCCGGGCAATTCTAAAAATTCAGCATTAACAGGTTTATTCACGATCTCCTCCCAATCTCAAAATATCCAGAACTTTCAAGTTTACAATAGCATCTTTAATATCAGATGCTAAGGTACTCGGCGTAACTCTTGCTTGCATCGGCTCAGTAAGAAATAACTTATCAAGCCAACGAAATAGTTGCATACTTCTATTATTTAGAAAATCATCTTTTGTAGCCAATGAAATCTTCATAAAACCATCTTTAAGTAATTCTTTAGCTTCTTTCAATGCTACCCATGCCAGGTCATTTTTTTTCGATAATAGATCATAACGTTTTTCAAGTTCATCCGTTAAATCTAGAATCTCAGTTGCTTCTTTCGAAGCCACTATTTTTTGATGTAGTTCAGCTAATTGTTTTTCGATGGAGACATTACATACAGGACATAAATGTGAGGTAAGATTCTTTAGAATAATTACACACTCACATGAATTACAAACGATTGTTTTCATTTTATCTACTCCGTAGTGGAATAAAAAAATCAATTAGAATTTTCTTAACCCATTTATCGCCAACTTTGCGATATTTATTCTTCACCTGTGCCCATGCTGCTATACGTGCCTGGTTTTCATCCTTTGTTTTCTCATATACCGCATTAAAGGTTTCAATCCATATCTTTTGAGCACCTTGCGGTAAATTCTTAATCGTATCGGGTATATTATTAGGATAATTATAAGGCATTAGAATAATTTCACTTCAACATTTTTCCATTTTTCATCGAATCGCCGATAAGTTTCTTCTCGTAGTTTATCTTCATTTTTTAATCTTTTTGTCCCGACCTGATGCGAATGATATAAATATTTATTTGAAACATCTTTGTTATCATCGGCTTTTACTACCTCAACTGACCAGCCTGCTTGCCATGCTCGTCTACAATAATCTGAATCATTTCGATGCCATAATAAATTTTCATCCATCAAGCCAATTTTGTCAACTAACTTTCGTGTACATAACATACAACAGGACATCATTTCAAGCACCCGTCCTTTTTTGTCAGGCTCCCCCAAAGAACACATCTTGTAACCCACGATCCCGCATTCAGGATTTCGCAGAAGATGGTCATATAATTTCTTGAGCCAGAGTGCCTTAAGAACGATAATGTCATCGTCTAAAAAAAGTAATGCTTTGAAATCAGGTACTTTTGCATAAGCTAATTTAATCCCCCGATTGTAACCTTTTGACCCAGGTTCATTGAAGGAATTATAATGAACAAAAAGATTATCTTTTTCTTTTTCCAATTCTCTCAGATAATTATATGCCCCTAAATTATATGCCCCTAACTCCCCCTGAGAGACAACGCAAAGCGCAAATTTCTCATAGGTATACTGATAAATGGAATCAATACATCTTTTCAGTATCTTTTCTCCCGCCGCACTGGGAATTACGATTGCGATCATACTTGACATCCTTTATATTTTTGGATTAACTTTTTTTTTAGCAGTCTTAGGGTCTCGTCTTATTAATTCAACATAAGACGCAGCTCCGATATGTTTTACTTTAGAATCAGGTTGCCAAAGAATTTTCCAGCCTTTAGCCGTTGCCATTCGGCACCAATTTTCATCACTCGAATAATGCCATAATTTCTCATTTAACAGTCCAACATCATTCAAAGCATCGCGTCTAATATAAACCGCTGTGAATCCTGCCCAAATCATTAAACGGTAGCCATTTTTATTTTTTTTGGGGCTGGGGCTGGTCAATCGATTAATAGACGTATCCCCGCGGGCTGTAATATGGCGCGGGCAGGCTAAAGCTACTCGCGGGCCTGAATAAACACATTCGACTAAAGGATTTAACCAATTTTTAGTGACTTCACAATCAGAATTCATTAAAACAATATCTGACTGCGGAAATCTTTCAATGCCTTGATTTACTGCTTTTGTGAAGCCTAAATTTTGCTTATTCCGAATCTTGATAATATTGTCATCTTCAATGACTGTACTCACATGCTGTTCAGAAGCATTGTCGATAATACAAATTTTAAGATAAGACGGACTATGAATTAATAAAGAACCTACACAACGTTTCAGATAACGCTGTGCATTATAGTAAGGAATTATAACAGCTATTCTATTGTTGGGCTGCATCTTGTTTCAGGCTAATATCAACATTGTAGTGGATATTCTCCTAAAGAAGTATTTTTACAATGTTCTGACCCATGTAAAAAACAAGGCGCACACTCCCGCTTACCCTGAGTCCAGACGGCATTTTTGTAATAAGCTAATCGAAATTTCGGTTCAAATGCTGCAAAAATACCTACTATTGGTATATCAAGACCGCCCGCTATATGTGCTATTCCCGTATCAGGACTGATTACTAAACTACATTTTGAAATAACGCCAACTAATTCTTCAATGTCTAACTTACCGCAATATGAAATAATATTTTTCCCGCTAAATTCTAAGTCAGTTAATGCGTCTAGTAATATGACTTTAATTCCTCGTCGCGCCAGAGCTAATCCCAATTGTTTATTATATTCAGGTAACCATGACCTTATTCTTGCACTAGCACGTAAGCCAAATCCAATAACCAAATGCTTTTCTAATTGCCACTGACGCCAAATTCTATCAGCCGTATCTTTGGCTCGTTTAGAAGGAATAAGAATTGGTTTTTTCTGTTCATCTGGAATTTTGCTTGAATCTATACCAATCCAATCAAAATAAACATCAGCCATGTGCATCTTTTCTGCTTTCGGATTAACCTCAACAGCCCCTCGAAAACTTAAAACCTGGTCAAATTGAGATAAATCTGCTTTCTCATGATAAACAAAAGCATGTTCAACCTGTCGAGTACAATTTATTAAACCTAAGTAAGGCTTATGGCCTGAAATAAAAATTCGAACAGTTGTTTCTAAAGAACGAATATATTGAGCGACTGGAAAAGTATAGAGAATATCTCCAATACCAGCATATCGGATTAATAAAATATTAGCATTTTTTAATTTATTGAGGTCAAGTTTTCTGGATTGTGTTCTTTCTCCTTGAATCTGTTTAGCGTCGCCTTTTTCTATAAGAAAATTACGTAAAGCTGATTTTTTCTTTTTAAATTTCTCAATATCTTCCCGGTTCGGCTCTACGAAAAGATTGGTACTCATTAATTCTTGGTAATCATCTTCTGTGACTTCAATGATGTCATCTTTTTTTATCACCTGTTCAGGTGAATGCTCTAAAGCTCCTGTTATACTCGAAGCATCTCTTAGCATGATAAATCGCATAGTTACACCATTCTCCTAATATTAGTTCATGAAGGAAAGCCGTTAAGCCTTCCTTCATGAACATCGCTGTATTTCCTTCCAAAATACAGTTATATTCTCACAATTTCTCTATCACATGGATTATATTCTTCACAACTACTCGGAGAGACACAATTGGCAACCACCATCGCATCTGTATTTTCAATTTGAAAATCAGTCTGCGAATACGTAGTATTTTCCCATCTGTCCGCCCTGGGTTTGAATTCCCAGTAAACATCGAATTTTCTCAGAAATACCGCAATTAGATTCTCAGGCACGACCAAGAAGATGAATGTTCCATCTTCAACTTCAACCGTTCCAGCGGTGCAGTCAATTGATTCACCAATCAGAGGTACACGAATAATTGGTACACCATAAGCAGTTAAAGTAATCTTGCCCGACAAAGCAGCATCACCCAGGTTTGTAGAACGTTCTGAAAGTTGTTCAATAAAATTCTGGTAAATCGTTGGGCTTACATAGAATCGGTAAGAATCAAATGCCATTAAATACTTTTTAGGCAAGGTTTTAATCATCTTGCTAAACAGATACTTACTGACATTCTTTCCGCCAACCTGAATGATATGGGCTGCTGGTGGACTCGGCGCCAAATCACCCATAGAAATACGATACCAGCCGTGATTAGCTTTCAAGAGACGTCCAACTTTTGTGAATGAAGCGGCATAGGTCGTGGGATCACCCATAATTCCCAGGTATTCTAAATCGGTACTCATTCTTTTCGCAAAAGACCGCATTAAGGTGTCTCTTAGTTCCTCTTTTTCAATATTCGATTGAAGTGCTTCCTTAGTAATATTAAAAGCACTACGAGTCTTAATACACGTGTATTCGATTTTTGAAAGTGTTGGGTCATAGAGATAACCCTGCGTCTGTGTCGGCGTACTGGAATAAACCAGCGTGCTTTCTGAATTCTCAGTTGCCTTTTCAGTGACAGGCTCACCAATATTCAGTTTGTCAATTTCACCTTTGGGATTATCTGTCTTGATAATACGACAGCCTTGCTTTAATAGAATAGACTCGTCCACGGTTAAATCGACGAATTTATCTGCCTGATCAGGGTTCATTTGGCCGCCCTGAGCAAGCAGAGTCGTATCAATGGCTTTCTGAATCAGCTCATTGGCTTCTTCTTGAGTCATAATAAACCTCCTGTTTACTCAATGAATTATTGTAATTTCTGTGGCCAAATTCTTCCGGACCAAGCACCTTTTTCACGTTCATCAACGGTCAAATTCGTTGATCCAGTTACATTCTCCTCAATGCTTTTAATTCTTTGAGTCAAACCATTGAACGACTCTATCAATTCTTCAAGCTGTTTTGCAAGTTCAGGATATTTTGAAAGGTCAATCATTTTCTCTTTGAGTTCATTAACATCTTTAGTCAATCCCTCAAAAGAAGTGTCGAATTTTTTGACCCTTTCGTCAATCTCTGTAAATTTACTGTCATCAACAGATTTTGTTGAGTCAGGAGACTTATCAGAATCAACAGACTTTGTTGAATCAGTTAATTTCGCAAGTTCTGACTTAATCACATCTTTAATTAACTTAGTGATATAAGTCCCCAGGCTCGGTTTACGTTTCTTCTTTTCGTCATCCTTGCCTTCAACATGCAATTGCTTTTTATCATTATCTTCTTCTTTCTCAGGCGTCTTGTCATCGCTGCTTTCAGGAATATTACCCAGTTCAAAAAATTTTTGAGCGATTTCTTCATCGCTCAAATTTAACTGTTGCAACTCCTCAAAAGCTTTTTCAATGACAACCTTCGCCTGGTCTTGTTTCTGTTCAGGTGTAAGTTCTGGCATATTAATCTGGCCTCCACTTTGTTCAAAGGTTTGTAAAGCTTTTGATACATACCAACGAATTGCCTTTGCTTGATCGTTCATGGGCACACTTACCAGTGAAACCTCAACGACCTTCATTCTCAAAATATTATTGACAAGACGCTTGAGCTTATCATCCCATTTTTTAACGGCGTCCAATATCTTCATTCTTATTGAAAACTTATTTAATACCTCCTCTTTAACTTTCTGCCATACTTCGGGCACAGTTTTCGATATGAGCACTTTAACCCATAAGCCCTTAGAATCAACCTTCGTTTCAACCACTTTTCCAATTTCTTGATCCAGGTGATGATTTCTAAGAACAGTAGAATTTTCAAGGAGGTCTTTTTCTGACGCCTTGATAGCTTCATCAGTTATGCGGTCATTAATCAAATCTATATCATCAGTGGCTGCATAACCTTCAACATACCATTGTTCATCCTTTTCGTAATATTTCTTTACGTCAAGAGCGGCATCAAAAAAAATGTCCAGTAGTTTAGCTTTGTCTTTCATTGACATTGCCTCCAATTATGAACTATCAATTAAAAATAGCTGTTTTATGCTTACTATTCTTAGTAGACAGTTCATGATCTATCTACTGGACATTCTTAAAAACATTCT